CTTGGCTTTCTTTTTGCGAATGTGCAGGACAGAGGAAAGCAAACTGTCGCCGATGCTCATGAAGTATCCATAGAAGGTCCACCAGTGCATATTCGGCACTGCGCGCACTTCACAGCCTGCGACATTATTCACGGCAGGGATGATCAGACCTGCATCTTGGTTCCAGTCGATCAGTTTGGGATGGCGTTTGCCATCGTCCTTTTGCCCGCAATCAATAAACTCACAGCCTTTTTGGATGGCTTCGGCCAGGTGTTCTGCAGGAATGCTGGGGAAATCGATATACAGGATTGTGAGCATTGCTTCGGTTTTCTCGCTATCATCCATATCCGGGTCGTTGTAGGCAGCCAGAATGTCCAGCACGGCCCCGAACTGGCAGCGGATGGGATATTCTTTTCCGCCGACATTCAATGCGGACGGAAGTTCCCAACAACTCACTTCGTGTACTTCTCCGTATGCTTGGAAATGCGTGCTTCACGGCTTCTGCGGACATAGGGGCCTACTTCCCGAACGATGGCCCGCAGGATGTGCTGGGCGAAAATCTGCCCGTTGATAACCTCGGTAGCAGCAACACGGCCAAACAAGGACTGGCGGCAGTCGTAACCGAGAAGCTCACAGAACTTAGACTCTACAACATCCTCCCACTCAATAGCGGTCTTAGGCTGCTGGGTTGCCAGCTCAGCAAAGAATGCGGAGATGTTCTTGCAGCGCTCTTGCAAACGCGGATCCGTGGGCTTAATTTTGAAGCTGGCAAAAATCTCGTCGTCTTCGTCCCGGAAAACAAACTTCACAAAGCCAACCTTCATATTGGAATCAAATACTTTTTCCATAATTCACGATCCTTTCATAGTAAAAAAAGCACCCCTTGACGGGGTGCTTTCATTGGCATTTACTGCTCGGTGAACTTCATCGTCTTCATGTCGAAGGTGCCCTTGGTACGGATGCCGGTCCGGTGGATAGCAAAGGGGAGCTGGATACCGGTAGTGTCGCCGCCGTAGCTCTGGGGAACGACGATGCAGTCTTCGCGCCATGCTTCGATAACGATGGGGTCGCCACCTTCATCGACACTGGGGCTGAGCAGGACATCCACAGTGGAAGTCTTGCAAGCATCGCCGGTTGCACGGGTCTGGACAAGATCCCAAATCTTCTTAGACAGGGATTCATCGTAGTCGTAGTAGAAGGGATCTACATCGGAGGAGGCTTCATAACCGAAAATGTAAACAGCGTTTTCACCAAGAATATTTCTCTTGGTTTCCACTTCCGGGTTCAACTCTACGTTGTATTCCTCCAGGTCAGCACCAAGGCGGACATAGTCCGTTTCAGCGTAAGACCGGTCAAAAGCCGCATCGATCAGATGGGCTAAATACTTTCTTTCAGCAGACATTTCTTCATCCTTTCTGTGGGATTACCACGTTTACATAATTTCTTTTAGGGATATTTTGAGTTGCAGCTGGTACCGGGCGGTGTTGGCATCGGCCTGAACAATGATACCTGCATTGGACACTGCCAAATCAGTTACCACATAGCCATCCACAACGGGAAAATTCCTGGATCGCTTTTGCTTCCGAATCCACGCAGACAGGTTGGAAAAGAAGTCAGCGGCAGAAATATTTTCTTTCATGGCCGCACCATACGGAAGCCGGGCATAAAAGGCCAAACTGTATGTACAGTGATCGGCACCAAGGACATCTTCCTTATGTGTTTCTGCAGTCGTAGCAAGGCTGTATTCTGTGGCAGCAATACCCAGATAACCGGCATTAAAGCGGTTTTCCTTGTCGATTAAGTCACTGCTGCGTAACCACGCTCTTGTTGCTTCGATAACGTTCATTTGGCTCTACCTCCTGCCATTGCTGCAGCTCCTTCCAAAATCTCATCAGCATGATCTGATTTCATGCGCTCTAACCAATTCGCACCACGCATGGGGGCACCTTGGAAATTCAGGCCTTCCGTATAATACATTTTGGCTGCATATGGTGTATCGTATATGACCTCACCGGAGCCATAGACAGTATTGCTTATAGCGCTGTCTTTCAGGGGGCCCCGGTCCATTGGCACATAAGGGTCACACATACGGACAACAGATTCATCAATGAATCTTTGCACCCGGCCTCCCGGTTCCAATCCGCGCCGCCTCAAAGCAGCTTCGGTGTCCATCTCAATTCTTACACCGGCCATTACTGAGCCTCCACAAACCAATGCCGGGCGAAGCGACGGCCCGTATTGTCTTTGAAGTGCAGGATTGTTTTACTTTCACCATCAACGATAATCTTATCACCAACCTGCAGAGTCCATCTGGCGGAAGTAGGTTTTTCTTTCCACAAGTCGGAACGACGGTAATTATCACGAAAAGGAATCCGGATTTTCACCTTATCGTTGGAATGAATACCGGTGGTCAAAGCCCCTGCGGAATGCTCAAAGAACACACTGACACCTTTGAGGACAGTAGCCAGTTCCACATCTTTGTCCTTTTCACCATCATAATAACTATTGATTATGGTGATGGTATTTTCTGCACTCAGCATCATTCCACCCCCAGATAGAGCAATCCATATGGGTCATTACCCAAAGCTTCTTCCAGGATCTTGTAGCACTCACGGCGGACATAAGCAGATACATTCCGTGCAGATGCATAGGTTTCGGAGTACCCGTCATTGGAAGCTCCGGAAAGGCCGCCTGCGGCTGCCATTCGTGAAGGATGATGTTGATGCAGCATCTCAGCAATCTGCCCGCAAGCATACGCCAGTTCATTGGAAAGGGCCTCTGCGTGCGCAGAAGCCCTGCCATGCGTAAAATGATCGATCAGATACGATGCCTGTACAAGCCACATCTCGAGCGAATCACTACCAAATTCGTCGCCACCTTCGGTGTAAGCAGTTCCTGCAAAAGGACCGTTTAAGTATTCGGTAGTGCTACAATAGATTTTTCTTCTCTCCATGGGCTGTCACATCCTAACTTAAGCTGCAGCGTGCTTCTTGATCAGCAGGGTAGCAGGCTTGGTGACCTTATGACCGTAAATCTGGCGGCCCTGGACAGCAGAAGCGCCGATGTACTTGCCGGAACCGGCCAGATCCTGCAGATGGACAGGAACCTTCCACTCCTTAACGCGGGAGCACCAGTTGGGATGGCCACAGATGAAGTCGGTGGTTGCAGACAGGGTGGAGTCCTCGATGATCAGGAAGCCTGCGCACTTGCCCTGTGCACCAGTCTGAACGACTGCATCACCCAGGTCGGAAGCCTTGACGAACTCGGGGCTCTTCAGGATCAGACCGTAAACATCGGGGGACACCAGTGCAAAGCGGCCGGCAGTGGGGACCTTCTTCTTGGACAGCTCGGTGCGGAAGTCGACCAAAGCGCCGTAAACGGTGGCAGCGGTCAGAGCAGCGGTGCCGCCAAAAGAAGTGGCGTTGGCTTCCAGGCAGTCGGTTGCATCCTTCTCCATCTGCAGACCGAGGGAGTAAGCGCCAGAGTCCAGACGGTCAGCAACCAGATTGTCGGGGGCGGAATCGGCGTCAAAGCCGTCAATGATCTCATTGATGGACTTGTCCTTGTCCAGAGTGAGGTCCACATATGCAGTAGTGCCGGTAGTAGCATCGGCACCGGTTGCCTTGTTGTAGTCCTTGACGGCCACTTCAGTGTCGCGGACGGGAACTTTTACCACACCAGCGGTGGGAGTGCCTTCATGACGGTTGTTGAAAACAACACCGTCCTTCTTTACCAGGGTATCACGCAGCTTTGCGTCTACCATAGCAGAGTATCTTGCCTGTGCTTCATGTGCCATAGTTTTATTCTCCTTTTATTCTTATAATTTCAGACCGGGGTTCAGCTTCATGAAAGCAGCTTCAACCCCGTCTACTTCAGCGCCCTTGCCGCCCTGACCGTGTTCGCCGCCGGTTACGACGGTAACACTACCGGCAGCCGGTGCAGCTGCGCCAAATGCCCAAGGTTCCGCTTTTCCCAAAGCTTCCAGGGCAGTCTTAATATCCGCATCGCGGTTGGTAGAAGATTTCAGTGCTTCTACATCCAGCATTCCGCGGATAGCCTTGATGTTCTTGCCATTCGCAGTCCGGATAGCAGTATCCAGTGCACCATCAAATGCAAACTGGTCAGCCTGATCCTTCATCTGCTGCTGCAAGGTGGCGATTTGACCCTGAAGATCCTTGACGTCAACACCCTCAAATGCAGCTAAGCCTTCCTGTGCGGTTTTCAGCTGGGCATTGGCAGTATCAAGCTGTGTCTGGATTGCTGCGGCAGCGGTCTTCTCCCGGGTGATGCCCTTGCCGTGTTCGTCCATGAGCCACTTGATATCTTCGTCGGTCATGTTGGGAAATCTTGCCTTTACATCTTCGCGTTTCATATGTTTCCTTTCTTCCGCTACGCTTTTTGACAGGGGTTGCATCCCATTGCGAATAGCCTTTTAACTCCCGGCTAGGGCAAAAATGGTATGAAAAAAGCAACCTGTAAGTAGTTCTTACAAGTTGCTTCTATCAACAGGTATTTAATTTACGTGAGGTTAAGCGTCAAAGACGGCAGCATAGTATTTTTCGATATCAGCAATGACTGCGGCCTTCTCATTGTCCCCGAGGATCTCATCGAGTTTTCCTTCGTTAAGATCTTGGTGGTAAAAATACAGTTCGTCGCTCAGCTCTTCCGTGAGCATATTGTGATCAACCTCGTAGGCGATTACAGTTAAGATCATCACGAGACGCTCTCGTTCTGTAAGCTGTGATTCATCAGTATCATGCAAACTCAGGTCCTGGACTTGGGCACCGCTTTTGGGATTGAGCCTTTCCAAGCGGGCAAGCTCTTCCTCTTTCCAGGCCATATATGTTTCTTCATAGTCCAGAATCATTTTTTGCGCCTCCTGTACTTCCAAACATCGCCTTCGACCTTTTTGTGGGATATGACACGAACATCAACATCCGGGAACCTGGCCTTGAACTGTTCCATTACTCCCTTACAGCTGTCGCACATACCACGTTCAGAAATCATTGTGACAGACTTGAACGGGTGACTGCCGTACATATCAGCAAATGCCTCAAACAGTTTTGCTTCGGTATCCTGGAACGTATCAGTTCTAACAGACCCATCTGCTTTTTTGACATCAATGTACTGGAATGTGCGGTCATCACGCAGAGTTACAAGCTTACTGTCGCCCTTGTATCCCTTGGCTTCTTCCGCACTGGAAATCTTGCTGTGCGCCAAATAGTAATCGCCATCAACATAAGCACCGGCAACATTGCCAGACCGCTTATACCTACTGGTGAAGTTTTGCCGCTTTTCAGTAATAAGATGATCGTCCAGATCCAAGATTTCTTCGACAGAAACAGTACCGGAATCAACCTTGTACTGGTTCACAACGCGATACTGCTTCTTGAGAGTGTCCCACGTGTCTGCATCTGTACGCTTCATATGCTGGAACTCTACCAGGGACTCGGGAACCTTATCACCAAGCACCTTGCGGTACCGGGAATGCTGCTCCGGATCCCTACTGTCATTATAGTCTCTGTAATTGCCAGTGTCAACGGATCCAGCTTTCCGAACATCCCAATTTGCAGAAGTTGCAGCACTGTGGCCAAAGGACTTGCCAGGAAGCTTGGATGTGTTCCAAGTCGCGGTGCGGCTGCTGTCAACTCTACCACCTGTTGCCGCTGCAAAGTCGGCCAAATCGGCACGAGCATTTTTCAACATGATTGCAGTAGCGGTGGTATCCAATCCCGCCTCTTTTTCCATCATCCAGGTTTTCTTATATTTCCGGACTTTGCGTTCCTTGGCCCGCTGCATCTCATCGATTTCTGCTCTGGAATACTTTTGACCATTGTATTCAATGTTCTTTGCGGTGTACTCAGCAAGACGCTCGTCAGTATATGCACGAACGGAAATACCAGGCCAATAAGAAAAGAAATTATGCCGGCAGTTCCAACCACAGATGCCGTCACCAGTGCCATATCCTGTAGCATCTTCAAAGCACTCATAGAACACGCCTTCGTACTCGATTGCGCTGCCCTTGTGGAATACTTTGCCCTGCCATCCTGCGTGGTCTTTAGGACCACCGCCGGAATACTCACGAGCACCGGAATGTGCAGTTGTTTCCACAAACTCACACCCGGCTTCGTTACTGCGTTCCCATTGCAGTTTTCCACAGGTTTGATTCGTGCCAGTAAGTACAGCACGGCGAACGGCAACCTCCAAAGAGTCGTGATGGCCGGAAGGGTATGTAACACCGTCCATATGCTGCGCTAAGTCGTGTACAGCGCCGCGGATAGCGGTTTTATAGTCAAAGGCACCGGAGGATACCTGAAGCCATGCCCGGTCAAGAGCGTCCTCAAACTGCCTCGTGACAGTATTTGCGGTAGTGCCGGTGAGGTTCTTCCAGGACCCCGCTGTTTGCTGGTATCCTGCATTCAACAGGTTTAATAGGGTTTCACTTTTATTCGGAACTGGCAAAGAAACACCGGCAGCAGCGTGAATAGCATCTTCTGTGCGGAGTGTTTCTGTTGCCGCTTCTGCAAACATGTTCCGGATAGCATCTTCTGTCTTGCCACTGTACTTTGAAATCAGTTTGGCGATGTCAGTATGTAGCAGTCGCGTTTGCTCCAGCCGGTAGGCTTGGTAAGCGGCCGTGTCAGTAAGACCGTCCATCTTCTTGATCCGCCGGGCAATATCCCGAAGAATATCGTCCTCTACCTGCTGCCACAGTTTAACAAGGGGTTCTGGAAGATGTTCCAGGTACTCAGGTGAAAGCATTCTTATTCACCACCAAAGGAAATCGGATTGGTGTTCCGGGTCTCTGCATCTGCCTCAGAAACCATCTGCTTAGCAGTGGTTTCGTCATAGCCGTAGCGCTCCATCAGGTATTTATACTTGGGAAGGAAACCGTGCACAGCATCGTCCTTCATATTGGCCATACGGCTTTCAGTGTCGATTACATAGCTGTCATCAAAGCCGATGGTGATGTCAGTGTCGGGGTTGACACCCGCACCGATTATGGTTTTTCCTGCCCACAACATGGCTCGGAAAATCCGAATGAGCGCTGCTTCAAGACCAATCTGATGACGGTTTGCGTGCTGTACCATATCCTGCCGGTCACCGGTATACTGAGTTGCCGTAGTAATGTTACCGGCCTGGAATTGGTAATGGTGAGTACCAAGGCCACACTTGAAGCTGAAATAATCCAAAGCATCCTGCACTGCTCTGCTGTTTGCTTCTACACGCAGGTCGGGATTGTATTCATGCCATTGTGCAGCAGCATCGGGATTATCTTCATCACCGGGTAGCATAAAGAACTGCTGCTTTCTGATAGAGTCAGGAGACAGGGCATGCTCATTCCCGTCCTTATCGATATAGCTTTTGGTAATCCGCTTATTGTAGAAGACCTTTTTGCCTCCAAGGTAAAGGTCCTGGCTATAGTTGTCGAAGGCAAGGTCAACCAGTCTTGCTGCGTCAACCGCTTCGGAGAATACCGCCATACCAAGACCGGCACCGCCGGGAAGATTTTTGCACTCAGCAGGGGAGAACAGGGAGAACCACGGGATAGTGCTGCCTGTATTGAAAGATGCGACCATGCCCTTGGGAAGAGGAGCTTTCTTATAGGCTGCGTTTTCCGAGTCGCTCTGCTCGCTGGTGTAGTACTCATTCGTGATTGTGTAGCCGTTGTCTTTCCGCTTGTGTGTCTGTAGGTAGATGCAAGACTTACCATCCACATACACTTCGCTTGCAAAGGCACAATCAACAACCACTCCGTGCCGGATCGTTAAAGGAAGCACATACTCAGCAGAAAGGAAGTCCAGGAAAATCTTTGCATCGGCAGACACCTGTGCAACACCTGTCTCCTCATTGATTGTCATGCCTTCCACT